ACATCGGTTTCTGATAAAACCTTTTTAATATCTATGCCACGTTCTTGACCCTTTAAAACAGTTTTCTTTATACCTTGGTATGAGTCAAGTTGGTTTAATTCTTTAGCTCTTTTTTCTATAAGTCTTGCAGCTTTATATTCTGGGTCTCTAAAATTTTGTATACTCTTTGTTGTTTCAGTTACTAATGGGATGGTGGTACCAATAACTGTACTAAGACCTGGTATAAATGCCTTACCACCAGTTCTGTCTTCACCACGGAGACCCTGTGCTCCAAGGGTTACATCATTTGCATAACCAATACCAGCACCTTTTAATACATTAATTGCACCTGGTTTTGTAAATAATCCAGATGCTTTTTGTTCACTTATTTTACTAAGTTCTGGCAAACCTACACCAGTTGCTGTTTTTGTAACCAAAGATGAAGTAGATGGTGCTAACTTAAATGTACCCATACCAGCGGTTTTAGCTTTTCCATACGTACCAGCAGTTAATATATCAAGCGCTGTACCACCTATTTGACCTAACACCCCACCTGTACTTGGCAAATTACTCGTTGTTTCACCAAGTGAATCTTGTAACTTGTTTATTTGTGAAATGTTTGAGTTATATATTTGTTTTAGTTTTGTAGCATCTTTACCAGCTTCTTCATTTTGTCTTATTTGCTTAAGTAAATCAGCTTGTTGGCTTTGCGTTTGTGTTAAAGATTTTAAGTAATTATCTCTTGCATTACCGTCCATGGCTGCAATACTTTTACCTAGTCCAACCTCTGATGGCATTAGATTTGTTACAAGTGCCTTACCGAAGTTTGCTGCTTTACCAAATACAGAATTAGCTTTTTTAGACTCCGCTTCAGCTTGTGCTGCTTCAGCTTTAAATCTTGCTAATTTTTGTTCTCTTGATTCAATATTAACATCTGGTACATCAAAAGAAAAATTAACCTTCTCATTATATTGAGGGTACTTTTGTATTGTCTTTTGTCCTATTTCATAATCAGAGAAGTTAGCGTATTGTGGGTATTTCTGTTTAATTGTAGCACCAAATTGTTGTATGGTTAATTTTGCCATAGTATTTAAATACCTAAATTTAATGGGTCTGGGTTTGTTTCTTGTGAACCCATTGCATTGTTTCCAACACCTTGTACAGAAACACTACCAACAAATTCTGGGTTTAATCCAAATTGTTTAGCTAATGCTTCTGCTCGCGCATTCTGTTGTGCAATAGATTCCTGTGCACCAGCTAGGTATTGTTTTGCAATATCTGCAGCTTCTTTTAGAGTTGCAGCTGTTACACCAGCACCACCAGATGCAATGTTTTGTACTTTACCTTCAAGTCTTGATAGTAAAGATTGACCTGCAGCTGTTCTATCGTATTCACCTTCTCGAACAACTGATGTTGGGTCTAGTATTTTGTTAAAAGCTACAACAATTGCTTGTGTGTTTAAGCTTTTATCACCACCATTTAGTATATTATTATATGAATTATCTATAAGTGCAGCTTGTCTTGCCATTTCTCTAGCATTTGTAGTTCTTGCTTGTGTATCTTTTGAAATTGATTGAGTGGCGGTAAACTGTTGGTAAGGTGTTAGTCCACTAGTGTTTCCAGCTTTTACCACAACAGCTTTTCTATTTGCATCATCATTTTGGTATTGAGAATATGAACCAGTATATCCATTTAGTTTTGCATATTCGTATTCTTGTACAGATGCAGGTTGTAATTTTGCAGTTTCTGCAGCAATCTTTGCTTTCTCAGCATCATTAGCTTGTTTTTCAGAATCATATTGTGCTTTGATATCATCTACAGAAATACCATAGTATTTTGCAAATTTACTCAAATCATTTGCTGGTACATCGTTTACATTTAAACCTTGTGAAATAAGGCTTTTTACAGCCTTGCTTGTGTTATCAGTTTTTCTTTGGTCAGCTGCAGAATAGAAAGCAAGACGAGCATCAAGTCCTTTGACAAACTCTTCACGCTTTGCTTTTATTTGGGCGGCTGCATCAGAACGTGCCATAGTCAATATAGACTGTATTTTAGCAGCTTTTTCATTATCGATTTGTTTTAACACTTCATTATTTGCATTTTCTGTACCTTGTACTGCGGCTTCACCAAAGTCACTACCAATTAAACCACGTCTAGCATTTATAGCGGTTTGTGTACCTAGTCTACCCAAACCTTGTACTTTAGAACGTGATATTTCATCAGCAAATATTGCATTTTGCGCATCTATCTCAGATTGAAAACGATTTAAAGTATCTTGATATATTCTATCTTCGTTTGGAGCATTTAAAGAATTAAGATATTTAGATTGTTCATTGCGAGCATTAATTGTGTCAGCGCTTTCAAGTGGTGTGCTTGGTGTTACAACGGTTTTAACAGTTCCAGTAGAACCTGTGGATCCAGCGCTAGATGTAGTGGTACCACTAGATGCTTTTTGGATAGCAGCTTGAGTTTTTGGTCCTACAATACCATCAGCGACTAACCCATTAGCTTTCTGAAAAGCTTTGACTGCAGCTGTAGTTTGTGATCCATAAATACCATCACTTTTAGCACCAACTGCTGTCTGCACAGTTTTGGTTGGAAGTGTTGATATATTTTTTCCTACTGTTGTTGTTGGCGGTTTTACCGGCCCTATGATTGTTACCATATATTAAGGTTTTGTTATTGGAATAAGTGTTAATTCTTGATGGTCTAATGCGGAAGAATTATATATATCATAAGAATATCCGAAATACATTTTTGTAGAATCTATACTTGCTGCGTAACAACCCACAGGTGAATCACCCATTGAATCGGTCCAACTTGATGTTGTTGATGATACAGAAGTTCCAATTATATCTGATAATTTATAAACTGTTATCTCAGTTGTACCGGTTTTTCTAACTATATATGGATTTGTTCCATCCCAAATAGATGATTGCGCTTGACCATTATTAGATACAGTGGAAGTACAAGTAGCTGTAGATGCTTCAGACATTGTTGTACCTGATATTGTCCACTTTCGTGATGTGGTGGATGTTGTGTTTGACACTACATAAGCATCAGTACCATTTGTCCATGCTGAAGCTCTTGTAGCTGCAGTCGTTGGAACAGACATGGTAGTTTCCCCAGTAAGGTCAGCAAGAAGAAATCTGGTACAAACTATATTTGTTGACGCAGAAAATATGTATATATAGGAACCGATTATTATCATGGATGAATCATTGCCATTTATGGAAAGTGCTGGATTTATTTCGTGGGTATACATATATATACCAGTATTTGTATCACGAGCATATCTTGTTAATTTAGCATTGGTATTATACACAACAATAACAGAACCATCAGAGTTAGACCCAGTTAACCCATAGTATGTACCAAGGTCGGATGAGCTAATTGCCATAAATTGTTGAAAGAAAGGAACAGCGGCTGTAGCTAAACCAGTACCACCATTTACTACTGGCAATATACCTGTAAACTTAGTAGCATCTTTAGCACCAGCTACTAATGATGTCATTTGGAAATTAGTACCATCGTATTTTACGGTCACTATTTGGTTAGCTAGAATATCACCTGTAGCTAAATCAGTTGAAACGTCTTTTTTAATAGTCTTAGCTCCAAGTGAGTTTACATTAAGAGTTGCAGCTCCAGTGTTAGCAGTACCAGCTTTAAAGGAAACTTCCATCCCAGCATAATATGCACCAAAAGCACTTTGCAGAGTTATCGCATAAGCATCAGTACCAACAGAATCTACTGCATAGTTTTTATATGTTTTATTAAACTCTGGATCAAAAAGAAGTTGTGTTGTAGAGGTTGCTACACCGATAACGCGAGTATTTGTACCAGATGTTAGTGAAATACCACCGGCTGTGTTAGAAGCATAATAGATAGAACTAGCAGTTAAACCAGTTTGGTTAGCATCTACACCTTTGACAAGTACGCCTCCAGTAATAAGTCCATCTGTACTACCAGCTCCCTGGGCTATACCGAGTACAACATTATCAAGTGTTGTTACTGTATCTGCATCACATTTCCACCACTTCGAGTCAGAAACCTTTAAGTAAATCAATTGTCCAGCAGTTATAGTTTCACCAGCTGTACCAACGACTGAAACTTTATCCACAGCGACAGTACCACCAGCAGCAGTATCATCTACATATTTTTTAGTAGCCAACTGATAGTCTGAAGAAGGTGTTGTTGGGGTGTTATATCCAGTAGTCAATACGTTTTGGAAAGACTTTAATACAGCATGGTCTGTAAGGACCACCGATGAACCAATACGATGCGCTCGTACAACTCCAGTTGTTAACGCTCCTTGTCTGGAGACTGATTGTATAGCAGTTAAAGATGTACCAGAAAGTGTGCAAACTATGTGTTCTTTTGAAGAGTTAGAACCATCTATTGTAAAATAATACGTACCTGAAGGCAACGCAACACCATCATCATCAGTTGCAGATGTTAAAGTTGCAGTTGTACCACCAACCGTGAGTGCTGTGGCTAGTGTTGTTGTAAAGTCAGCTACTATAGTTCCTAAGTTTAATGCCATTTGTATGTTCCCCCATGTTACTATTAATTATAATCTTTTTAAAAAATAAAGTAAACTTTTATGTGAATTGTGGATTATCATTATCAGTTGTTGCACCATCCAATGACACGTTTTGTTTCTGTCTGAACCTGGTTGGTATCTTATCTTCGTATGTATCTATCATTAAATCGAGTTGGCTATCAATATCCACATACCCAAGACCAGTTGCCACGAAAGATATCTTTCTTTTTCTGAATTTAGGTACTTTTTTAAGTCTAATTTCAACAAAATAGTTATAAATATTACTTAAATCATCACCTCCAACCTGTGATTCTCCGATGTAGTTCGATCCGATGCTTTGAGGTGAAGAATAGTCTACATAACTGCCACTTCCTAACACAGTACCAACCAACTGATTACCCTGATCATCATAGTTTATGTATACTTGATAGCTCTGATCAGGGCTTATCATACCTTTTAGTCGTAGTTTTCTATACTTTTTAAGTTTACTAGAGTCCCAGGTCTCACCCTTGCCGGTCCAGATGTTAGATATTAAGAAACCATCATCATCAAAACCACTAAACAAGTCATAAACAGACTGAGTTATAGATGAACCCATATATAGTAAACCTCCATTTCTAGCAAATGTTCTAGCAGCATAAGACACTATGTCTACAGTCTTATTAGTCATATCGCAAAGTAGAATAGTATCATTGGTCAAAGCATTAGGTGTTTTACAGGCCACCAATATGTATCTTTCGTAAGTGTCGATAGTACAATCATCATATTCATAGTTAGCAAACTTAAAATGAGGGAACAATATAGCTGGGATCAGCGATGTATCAGCTATATTTTTACGCAAAATAGTCATTTCTGGTTTTTCCTGGTTCGCTGTATTCATAAAGATAATACCTTCACCTGTAGAAACTGCACCTCGGAAAGACAATAAACCGAGTTCTTTTCGGTAAACTTCGTTAGTGGCATCTGTATCATTTACATCTATAAATAATCTATAAGCGCTTTGACTCTTCATAGAATAATAGCCATCTGAACCAATTAAAACTGACAAGATAGCATCACCACCTTGGTCCTGTGGAAACTGGAAACCTTCACCAGCTAATCGAGTAGCAGTATGGCTGAAGTCTGTAACACCACGAAGATTAGAGTTTTCCCACTGGTATGTTGCTGTACCAGCACCTGATTGTCCTGAAATTGTAAAAGCTCCTGTTATGTAGTTTATAGTCCCTGTACTACCTAGTGAACCAGTTAATACACCCAAGTAATTGTCAGTAAATACTTCACCACTAGATGTATCAGTTATACTAACATTGAAACAGTTACGTGTAGACCCACCAGCCTTAAAAGCTAAAGTACCTGAAGCTACATCAGTGATGGCCTCAGCTGTAACAGTAGTATAAACACCAGTAGACCCAGAAACAGCACGCTGGTTATCTATCCATGATCCATATAAACCAGTCTTATCTTCAGGTCTATTCCAAAGTATAGTACGTCCCTTGTCTATAAAAGCATAACCCTTAAAGTTCTTTGTACTATCATACATAGTACAGTATGATCCTGGCACAGCATTATGAAACTTATATATTCCATCTACACCAAAAGCATAAGTAAAAGTACCAGCTAGTGATGAATAGTTGGTAAAACTATAATCAGCACTACTTGTTAAACCAGTGACGACATCGGTCCAGGTTGTACCATTTAGATATTGTATTTTGGTACCTATTTTTTGCCAATGCACCTTAGTACCATTTATTTTATATCCGAAAATTTCACCTGTTACACTTCCAGCTACTCCAGCAGCACCGACTAAAAGTTTACCGGGTATCAGTTTAATACGTCCGTCCTGGGTGTACCAGTTATTACTATTAGAAGCAGCATCAGACGCAATAACTTCTTCATCTAGTAAGTTATGGACACCAGATTTGAATATTGTTATTTCTTTATTTGCCATTTAAGAAAGATTAAGTTGACTATTCCAATAAGCTAAGTCTAAAAGCATCGAATCATATTTGATTTGATTTTCCGGGGCATAACTTGTGGCTTTCGGCGATAATTGGATGATTGCATCATCTACTGCCATACCAAAGACGAGTATATCTTGGAATCTTGTTGGGATAACAGGTGTATCAGAAGCAGTCAGCGCTGTCGGTACTTTAATATAATCGAAACTATATGTTGTAGATACAGGTGTACCAGTAAAGTATATTTTACTATTTGCTAGATCTAAGTATGCAAAACCAGTTTGGCCTAGATATTGTCTTCGATCTGAGAAGTTTACAACCTTATATGGTGAGTAGTTACTGCCAACAAAGATAACTACCGGGACCGCATTTTGTTGGGTAGAAATTGCATTATCTGTATAAGCATAGTTGGGTGAGAAGAAGGCAAAGTCATCTGGTACTGTGATGTAATAACCATCTACACCAGAACCAGACATTGTGCCACTTGCTGGAGTTTTAAGAAATTCCCATGGTCTATCACCACATACTTTGTTATAAACCCGGTTTAAAACATAAAGTTCTTCAGAAGTAGAAAGTTCTGTTATATCTGAGACTTGTAATTCAAAACGTGTGATTATTTCTGTTGCTGTGGCCATGTTATTTGTTAAATTTATAATGCTTAATGTTCACATCCTTGCCCACTATCTGTCATGGGCAAGGTGTAAACACTATCGACTAGGCAACCAAAATCTTGACATTCAAGAATTTCTTAGCTCCATCTGCAAATGTTTTAATACCTGCAAGGTATGAAGAGAAGATATTGTTTCCACGTCGGTCTGAAGTTTGACGAACATCTACTTCTTTACTGTCTTGTACAACTAGGTCAATAGCACCTTTCTTGCCATAGTAGCAGTTTAGGTAGTTTTTTGTCCAAGTGTCTGTACCATCAGTCAAAGTTTCAGAGACAAGAGTTCGTCCTGTACCTGTACCAGTTACTGTCATGGTATTCGCAGCAGCAGCATCTACAGCTGAATATGAAGCCATGATAATTTGGTTAGCAGCAGAAAGTGCTACTTGTCCAGCATCAGTTACATCTGGGTCGTTGATTAATTCTGAAAGATTCAAACGAGCAGCATCAGCAGAACCAGCGATTGCTACGTTACCAGCAGTTGATCCAAGAGTAGTCTTGAAAGTGAAGGTTACTCCAGCAAGAGTTACTGTGTCACCATCAGTTGGAGTGGTAGCGATTGAAAGAACTGAAGTTGAAGTCAAGTTCTCAGAAACATACATTTGAGCTTGTGCTACATCTCCAACGTAACCGTTTTTGAAAGTTGCACCAGCCATGTCGATGTTCTTAGAGATAATGAATTGTGAGATATCACTAGCAGCATAAGAGTCAACAACCAAAGCCATGTTAGTCATAACTTCAATGTTGTTCTTGTTTCGTAGTTTAGCACCCAATCGAGTTGTCATTTGAGGAACAGTTGTTGAACTCAAAGTGATTGGAGTACCACTAGATGTACCAGTTGTTAGATCACCGTTATCGAAAGAATACAATGCGTTTAGAACTTCAGCAAAACAACGACCATCAAGGTCAGTCATAAGCTTTCGAGCTACGTTCTTTCCAGCATATTGCATAGCTTGCAATGGGCCAGTTTGTGTAACTTCACCATCTGATAGGAAGAAAGCTGTTTCTTTTTCAAGGTTAATTGTCAAAGATTCTGCTGTGTCGGTGATAGAGTCAATTGTTGAAGCTGAACCACGGACTGTTGAACGAACCAATACGTTAGAAAGGTCTAGTGCTACACGAGTCACTGAACCTCCGTAAGTTAGGGTCGGTTCAAGTCTCATATTCATAATGTCTTTCGCTACAAGAGTCTTGTTGAAGATTTCTTGGTAGGCGTTATCGAAAGCTGCTTTATAATCTGTTAGGGCCATATAATTTTATTTATAAAATTAAGTTATTAATGCCCCCATTCTGAGTTAGTACCCTTTCTTCATCATCTCTTCATTATATTGGGCTTTCTTTTTAGGGTCGGCCATTACTTCTTTGAAGTATTCAATATCAGTCTGAGCTTTTTTAAAGTTTAAAGGTTCCGGATCTTTACCTCCGCCAGGTGATGTTTCGGTTTCAATAGTACGCTTCCCCTGGATAGCATTACCATATGTATCTTCTAGTAGTTGAGAGATAGTCTTTTTAGAGTTTTGTGGTAAAAGTGCAAGTTGTTTTATAACATCTACGTTTACTAGGTTCTTAAATTCAGGACCTCGTTCGAGTGCTACTTGTAGACCTTTCGCAAAAGAGTCTTCAAACTGTTTCACTTTACTGTCACCCTCAGACTTAGCTTTCAATTCGGCTTCCCACTCAGCTTTCGCTTCGTTTTTAGCCTCGGCTTTGATAGTAGATGCAAGTTTTTTAAGAAAACTTTTATCTATATCATGCTCTTCAGCGATAGCATCTATACTGTCGGATATGTCTTCTCTCGAAGCACCACCTTCAATTTCTGCTTTAAGTCTAGCCAATTCCTTTTCAGCGGCTTTCCTGGCTTTCTTTTCACCGAGGAATACGCTTTCTGGAATAAGATTAGGCTTCTCAGGTTCCTTTTCAGGGACCATCTCGCTAATTGTTTTTTCTACTACTGGCTCCTTCGTTACCTCTGGAGTAGTTTCGACAGTTGTCTCTGCTTCTGGGGCTTTTACCTCCGCCTCTGGAGTAGTTTTAGCTTCTTCAGCCATAATTTTCACGTTTTTACAAAGTCGCGCTTTGAAGTTTTTTACCGGTACTTAGCCGTAATAGATTTTTGAAGTCTCCCGACTCCCCCTTATAAATAATTATACCATGTTATCTATTGTAAATACACTAGTATAACTTGTTCTGTGAATAACTAGGTGAATGGGGATTTCCTGTTACTCACAGAACGAGGTATACTACTCCTCGTCAAGCAAAGCGTCTTGTAGATCCTCTTGTGCTTGTTTCTTATTTTTAACTGACTTCTTCATCACCCTGGCTAAATCAATTTTTGTCTTCATCTCAGCGCAAAGCCCAATAAACTCTTGTGGTGTAAGAGTATTATACTTATTACCAAGTGTTTCAATACAACTGACAGCATCGGCCATTAAGCTTTTAAACAATAATTTACCACCATCAGACAGATAAAATGCTTCTAATTTAGAGAATTTCTTTAACTCGTCATTAATAACATCCAACTTTTCTTCTTTAGGTGTTTTAAGCTTGGTTGGCATATGGTGATTCTACACTTGCTAATTCTGGTATTTGTTTTTTGATTTCTTCAATCTCTTCAGCATCTTTTTTAAGTTGCTCGTCAATAAGTGCAAGCTTTTCATTACAGATTTTTACCCATTGAGTAGCTTCTTGGTACATATGTGCTGTGAAACGATCCTCTTCAGACATTTCTAACACAAACGGATGATGATGTTCTACGTTTTCCTTGCGCATAGTCTCATACTTGAGCTTAGCTTCGAGTTCAGTCTTGGTCTTTTTAAGATTTTTGACATTTTCCTCTACATCACTAAGTGAAAACTCTAACACTTCACCATGCTTTTCTATAACTCTATCTTTTAATTGTGGAAAATCTACGTTTTCCACTTTATCTGCATCTATATGAACTGGTTTTAATTTGTACTCCATAATTACATCCCCGGGGTAATTAATGCCCCATTACTATTATTAATATCGACTGTTTTATTCACGTCCACAGTTGGTGCTGTGGGTTGTGGGTTACTTAATTCTGCCATTTTCTGTTTAAATAATACCCGGTTAGCTTCTGTTATCATATTTCGCATGATTACATCATCCAGTGATGTTACATATGAAACAAATGTCTGGAATACGTCTGGTGTGATATCTTCCTGGTGGTCCTTCATATAATCTACGAATTTCTGTTTATATGCTGTGTTGGCTCCTGGGTTAGGTTGTAGTTTTTCACCATCCAATAGACGTTCTATATCACGTTCAGCTTCAGACATAATCTTAGCATCACCAAAGTCACCTGAGTCTTGTAATTGTCTGATAGTATCTTCATCAAACCCGACAATCGATGCTGATATCTCATAAGCTTTTTGTGGATTTTGAATAGGATTTTGAGCATTTAATTGTAGAAAGGTTATTTTAGATTTCTTTTCTTCTTCAGATAGGGCCAGTTCTGCGTTGGATGATTCTACCATACAACCAAACTCTTCATCTTTACGGAATATATCTCGGCGTGAGACCATAACAACTTCTACACCTTCAGGACCCAGTATATCTACAGCTTGCTTTTTAACTAAGTGATCTCGTACACCCCACTCATACAACTTGGAGAATCGTTTATATCCAAAAGCATATGACTTGTTTAGAAAACCAAAGCGATCAGCAGAATTAGCTTCATCACCCTTATAAATACCTACTTTATCTTGTTGAGCATCACCATAAGCTCCAGCTGTGACACCAGATGCTTTCTGTTGAATATTATCTAGCAAATTAAAGACTTCAATCGGTGTATTTATACTTGGAATTTGCAACAATTGGACTGCTTTATTGGCATCAAAGTCTTTTTTAACCTTAATATACCCATCTCTTCTATATTTTAGTTCAGCTAGGTTTTCAATAGCGCCAACATTTACTACTTTCTGAGGCTTGTTTATCATCTCAGCGTTGTCTAGCATTTGATTAATCGAGACTGCCTGAGCCATAAATATCTCCCGGACATAGTCACAATATGATGGTGTCCAGAATTCAGTTAGATCTGGGAAGGCAGCCCAGGACCAGAAGGGCCATAAGTTGGATGTAAATATATCTGATAGTTTTTCCACGCGTACTGCTGTACCACCTTGTTCTGTTAATAAAAGATAATATCTTTCACCTTCAAAGGTTGTATACCATTGCCAGAATTTAAACTTATCTGAGCCAGAAATTTGCTTTTGAGTGGTCCAGACGTTAGTGTCTCGTGTTCTTTGTTGTTTATTCACCTCTTCTTGTGGTGTTTCTGTAGCATTACTTTGACCTTCTATGAGTTGTTCTGTCTCGGTTTTAAGATATATCTTATCTTTTACACCCTTGCGTAATTCAGCTTTGGTCTTTACTACACCATATCTACCCATATAAAAAGCTTTTTCTAAGTCAATACCACCACCTGATGGATCAATTAAGAAGTCATACACATCCACATTGTCGAGGTGAGCTTGATATTCACCATCTAAACTATCCGCTGTATACGAATAAATAGCCCGGCCATAGATAATAGCTTGTTTTTTACCAACTATATCTTTGATATCCCAGTCGTCTTTTTGTTGGTCGACTAAACGTAAACCATTTAAAAGTTTCACACGTGCTAATTGTGACTCCTTTCTTTTTGTATATTTAAAAATTAATGGACTATCTATCTTAGCTAGAATAGTATGCACAAAAGCTGACATCTGGCCAAGGTCCACATTAGCCCTGGAGAGTTCTGGTTGTAGTTTTCGAGAATAATAAAGGTCTTCGTTTATCTTCCAGTACTTATTTACCTTACCTTGCTTATAGTTTCGAGCAAAATCTATCTCATTTAAGGCTTGTGCGATGATTTCTTGACGTTTATCGTATGATATTTGTGCCATTATTGGATTTCCCCATCCAAGTTTATGATTAATATATTAATTATACTACTTAATTGATATTCATAGCAAGTTTATACGCCAATAAGTGAAAATAATGGCTCTTCAGGAGGTGGTAATAGGCTTGGATCATCGATTAATGGTGCATCTTCCACCACTCTGAGTGTAGAAAAAGCATATCTAGCCCCATCCATGGCATGATCAAAGCCTGGTTTTGGTGTATTTAGTGTGTTTCCATCCTTATCTATCATCCAGGAATAGTTTTCAAACTCTTTTTTAATGTTTTTAGACCTAGATGTATATGATATTTTCTGAGACTGCATGAAAGCGATGCCTGTATTGATTGACCCCGGGCCTTTCTCAGCTGGTACTATATTAACACCATAACTTTTTATCTCATCAATAGACTTCGGTTCAGCACTATCAGCTACTACTAGAGTATTTGGTTCTGGTAAAAGCAATATAGTTTCAGCTATAAGCTTATTACTCATGCCATAGTTGTATAGTTGCTCATCGAGTATATAGCCTCCATTATACTCATAAACATCTGTAAGTGTTGTCGGGTCGTTTGTATATCCAAAGTCTACACCACGCCTAACCAGACGCGCCTCGTGCGGTATTGTTGGTATCTCTTGCCAGTTAGAGAATATCTTTCCTCGGACTACTTCAGGTACAAACCCCATCACCATATTCCAATAATGATCTGGCTTTGTGAATTGATAGTTCTCATAACTTCTTATACTTTGCTCAGCCAGATTTTTATAATTATCTTTGAAAGATGTTCGGATTATTAATGTATCAGTTATACCTTCTTTTAATTTTGGAATATAAAAGTCTTTTACAGGCGCTGGGTCCAGGTCAAACCACCTTTTAATAATCCAGTGGCCCTTAGCAGGCGGATTAAGAAGCAGAATTATCTTAATATCTGCTTTTATGGTACGAAGTGAGTCATCCAGTTGCATAAAATCTTCTTCAGCGATTTCATCAGCCTCTTCAATTATAACCGTGGTGTAGTTAGCTAAAGATTTTAATTTAGCTTTTTGATCTCCAGAAGATTTTTTAAAACCGTGTGCATTTATAACATTAGCGCCATATTTAATAGTCATTGTACTATCATTTATCGCCAGGGCATTAGTTATATCATTATCTTGTGCGCGGTCAGTAATTTCTCGATAAATAGAATTACGAATATCGCCAAGTATATAACGCATAATAGCGCAACGGAAATATTCCGGTGCTACTAATTTAGCTAGCGCATACTGAGACGCAAAAGTAGAACGTCCAGCTCCACGTCCTCCCATTAAAATTATATATCTTTTATCTGTTGTGAATACAGGCGCGTATTCTTTATTGATTACTTGCTGCATCTTTAAAATCCCCAATAATGATGTTATTGCCTTTTATAGCTTCACCTCCCGATGTTACATCTACTTTTTCTCCAAACTTCTTAGGTAAAACTTTTGATAAATACCATTTACGAGTATCAACTTTTAATCTTTGATTCTGTGCATATGCTGAAGATTTTTTTTCTTCTCCTGTCTTAACAATACGATCACTTTCATCAGAAATTTCTAAAATTTCTTCAAACATATGTTCAGCTTGAATTTCTCGAGCGCGCGCGTATTGGTTATAAAAACCATCTTTATCATCCATCGCCCAAGCTATAACTGTACTATGGTCAGGCATATTTTCATCTCGACAAATACGTCTTAAAGCTTCACCCTTAGCCATTCTACTACATATCTCATGTGCTAACTCAGGAGAATACAAACTTGGTCTACCTCGTGGTATCTTTGGATCTACAACCACAGGTGATTCAAACTCTATAACTGGCAATTCTTCTTCTTTTTTAGTGTTATTTTCCATATTCCTGGCCTCTCTCTTATGAAGGCCAGAGTATAAAAACTAACTATTCAGGTTCCACTGGGTCGGTTTCGTACACCGGCGCAGTCATACCTTCATCACTAACTGGCTCACTTGGGTCAAATTCATTATTTAAGTCTTCCATATATCTATTATACCCCTAATAAAATACCCATGTCAACACAGCTTAAACCAGGACATCATTTGACAACCCCCAAACCCCATTCCATATATAGAAATATGACTTGACATATTGACAAAAAAAGACTATGCTGAGCATAGCTCCCCTCGCGGGGGCAAAGCACAAGCATAGATTAATGGTATAATCACTGAAATCCCAGAAAACCCAACCCCCACAAGCTACTTTCCATAATAATTATAACACACATTTTCCCTTGTCAAGTAAAATTCTATTTAACCCTTTAAATATCACGTTTTCATTTTTCATGGTCCAAAAAGATGAAAAATGACCATCCTAAATAAGCCTTATAATATAAGGCTCGTTTAGAACCCAAAAAAAGACCCAAAAAATCATAATTAAATATTACAAAACTATGAAAACCATAAACGACCAAATCAGATCACTTGATGAAAACTATAAATGGAAGATAAAAGTGTTAGAAAGGGATAATTATACTTGCAAAAAGTGTAAAATTAAGCGTAATCTTAGTGTTATTAGATATCCATATAGTTTATTTAAAATATTAAAGAAACATAAAATAACTAACCTATCCCAGGCTTTATTATGTAAACCTATCTGGAATATTCAAAATGGCATAACAATATGCCAAAGATGCAGGTATGGTACTAAAAAGTACTATAAATGGAATTAAAACTCCTCCAACCCAGCCTGGGTACTAACATCAACCTCTTCAGCGCTTAAAGCACGCTCATGGATAGCCGTATCCTTATCTATACCCTCTAATCTTCGTATAATAGCCTTATTGGCTTGATTTTTTATTCTCCACTGTAGCCCGGATCCGTCTCCATATCTATCTACCAAGCCGATAGCAGCCAAGTGTTGTAGGTTTATAGAGACTATAGACGTATTAAGACCAACAATATCAGCTATAGACTGACCAAAAGCATAGTCGTTATCAGGTAGAGAAGCTAATACTTTTAGACAAGCGCGTCTCTCTTCGTTAGCTAGGCTATAGGCGCACCACTCAATATAGGTTATATCATCTTCAGACAAATCCCATAGGCCAGTATCATAATGGCTCATCACCATCAATCCCTTAGCTAAAGACGACAATTGCAAAGCTATACGCATAGGCATCTCAGGAGTTGGCACCTTGTCGATCATCTTAGCAAACTTATCATAGTGGGTTGGTGTTCTGAGCAGGGCAGCAAACATAGATATATTTATTATCCGTTCATGTGTCTCTTTAGATATATCTGGTACGTCCTTAGAAGCCTGTACAGCGCTTATAATATACTCCTTATACATATCAGCCAGTTTATCATCCAACTCACGCCCATAGAGTTTACGGTCCAAGGAGGTCCTGGTGGCTTTTTCAATGTTGTAGTTTCTCATCCGGTAGTAGATAAAGCGCTCACCCATGTCAGCTACCTCTTCAAAGTGACTATAAATAGAAGGTGTGGAACCAGCTAAGACACCCAGGGATCCGCGCCAGGTGATCGGTTCGTTACTGGTTCCGGAGTATTTAGTCATCTCACCATCGTAAACCATACGGAACTGGCCCAAAATTGCGTTTCGAGACTCGGATGATTTAGAAAAGATAACAGTAAAATCACTTATTACCACTATGCCTAGTGGGCCTATTTGTTTTAAGAGTGATATATCCTTCTCACCCTTCTTTACTTTCATACCAGACAAAAATGTATTTTCTGTTAGATCGTCTATACGGTGGATAAACTTAGTGTCTGTCAAAGCTAAAGGTCTCAATATCTGAGATTTACCCCCAGAAGATGGGCCTATCATCAAGACCCACACCGGATCGCCTAGCTTCATACGTGTAGAGATTATAGAAGCTAAAGCTATCCGAGCCATACCGTTATCCTCGGTATATACATAGTTTGATACTTGTTGTTGTAGTTCTTGGAAGTTCATATGAGTTTAGCGATAGCTTCTTTAAAGGAAGAATTATTAATAGCTCGGTATACACCTATAGAATCCGAGGCCTTGCCACAGCCAAAACAATATACCGTGTTAGTATTTTTATAATAATGCAGTGATGCTGATTTCTCGTTATGAAAGATGCACTTAGTGTTACCACTTTTATCAAATTTTAGCAGGTTAGTTATTGGGTGTTCCTTGGCCCTGGATAGTTTAGATTTGTCATCTGAAGTAGATTTGTATTCTTTACGGACAAAAGTTGGTACTGTATGATGAGCAATATAAGCATCATGGAAAAAAACTGACTGCCAGGTTGCTAACCTAGATGCTCTATCATCAATAACATCCTGGAGCGATTTAAAATGAATACGTGTACGCAAGAGTTCAGCCAGATCACCACCAGCGGAGACATAGTCGGTGATGTCTTTTATCCCTGGGCGATCTGGTAAAAAACAAATATTAGCGTTTGGTAGATATTCCAATACTTTTACCATACCCTTAGCCCCGGCTTCATCGTTATCAAAACAAATAGTTATATCTTTATCTTTCAATAGTACAGCCCAATCTTCTTGGAAAGACATGGCCCCACCAGTAGAAGTTATAGCAGGTATGTTAGCACTCCAGGCGGTTAGACAATCCAACTCTCCTTCGGTTATTAATATACGGTCAGATGCTTGGGCCTTGTGTAAACCATACAGAGTGACTTGTCCTCCCTTATCATATATATATTTAGGCTTAGACTCATCCATCGGATTACGTCTATATTTATTGAAAATAAAAATCCCCTTCTCATTGAGAACTGGGATTACTATACACTCACCAAAAATTGGGTTTGATCCCCAGTGAATATTAAATTCAGCTAAAATTGAATCTGATATTTTTCGGTTTTTAAACCAATTGGTGAACATATTTTCTTGCATGGGTATATTATACTATTACACTGAATCGTAGCGCAAATTTGGACCTGTGGAAAACTATTACAAAAATTGCTTGCGGTTATTTTTCTGGAAGAGTATAATAAAGACATGAAACATGGAAGACCAACAAAAGAAAAAGAAAAAATAATTGCCGAGCGCAATAGGTTGATATTACTAGGTATTAATAATGGATTTAATCAATCAGAAGTCGCTGATATGTTTAGAATCCCACGGAATACCGTGTCGTTAATTGTAAAAAAAAATGCCAAAGAAAGAACTAAGTAGAGAAGAAGAGATCATCCAGGCCCTGGACGATCTGAAAGAAGCTTATTTACAAGATATAAAAGTAAATGCCAAACTTGAAGAAGTCAACCGGGAGAAAACAGCCAGCCACTATACACTATTACAGGCCAAGAATAGATTATCAGCTTTAGGCTAGGATTATTAAAATAACAAATAAACAATGGCAACAGTAAAAGATTTAATTGAAGAATTAAATAAGATAGAAAATAAGAATTTAGAGGTTCATTTGGAGGGTTGTGATTGTTACCAAGACTGGTCGGGCGAGATAAAAGTATACGAAGATGGGTATTTATTACTAACGAACGCAGGCTAGTTCCTTTATAAGTCTAACAATAAATAAACAATGTATATTGAATGTAAAAAATGTAAAAAAGAGATGACGCAGATAGAAGCAGGGAAACTTTCTAATTATGGTTTATGTTATGACTGTTCTGATAAAGCAGACAATAAACTATTTTGGAAACAAGTCGCCATATGTGTAATGGGGGTTGTTCTAATAATAGGCTTTAGAGTCTTATGGGCGAAAGTGGTTTACAAAGATAGTCGTTGTGCGTGGGCAGAATGTAGAATACAAGTAAATCCGTAGTTCCTTATAACATAAATACTAGAGTTCCACTAAGGCGTGATTGAAGGTCTGTGCCGAATAATCAATAAGGCACGCCGAGATTCTAAGTAGGATTTCAGGTTTTAAGTCCATTCAATCCGCTTTAATGGCACTTTAGTAAAGATATGTGTGGTGATGGGGGAATGTACTGAAGTTGTCTAGCGGGCTTCAGCTAAGGTTACACAACAGAGTTACGCTTCCCCACCACTACATATACCAAAACATTATTAGATTAAAAAATTAAACAGCTCGCAACTTACTGCGGAATAAAAAATGTTTAAAAATAAATGTGAATATTGTAAAGAAGAACATAAGTTAGAAAATACAGGTTGTAAAAACTCTGGCGACTACAACTCTGGCTACCGCAACTCTGGCTCCCGCAACTCTGGCGACTACAACTCTGGCTCCCGCAACTCTGGCTCCCGCAACTCTGGCTCCCTCAACTCTGGCTCCCGCAACTCTGGCGACTACAACTCTGGCGACTACAACTCTGGCTCCCTCAACTCTGGCTCCCGCAACTCTGGCGACTACAACTCTGGCTCCCGCAACTCTGGCGACTACAACTCTGGCTACCGCAACTCTGGCTGGTTTAACACCAATGAACCTAAAATGCGTTTCTTTAATAAAGATAGTGATGTAACTTGGTCAGAATTTAGTAAAGGACGGGTAATTTATCCAGACTTAAAAATTTGTGCATGGGTAGAATTAGATGATTTATCAAAAGAAGACCAAACAGAATCTGCTAAACAAATGGGAGGTCTACTTAAAACTTTAACCTATAAAGAAGCATGGGCAGAATACTGGAATCGAGCTAGTGAAGACGACAAGAAATGGTTTCAATCTCTACCAAACTTTACACCAGAAATCTTTAAAGAAATTACAGGTATTGATGTGGCTACTAAATCCCTTTCAGG